CCTAACAAACTGATGGTCTCATTACCCCTACGATAATAACTCGTCATGTCGTAGTAGTTGTCCGGAGTTATCCGGTCCTTCAATTCAGCTTCTAACTCAGGAGCATCATTGTCGAATGGGTCGTCGTCATGACCGTATGCGACGTCGGGGAACTCTTCGGGGTTCTCACTGAGCATATGCATCCGCTGATTAAGACGTTCTCCGGCTTCAGTATCAGCGGGATGATTCATACTTGCGAATCGACCGATTACTTCTTCGGGGGAATAAATCTCTGAGAAACTACTCTGTTGGTCAATGGCGGTCCGGACCGATTCGACCGCAACATCAGCGTCAAGCCCCGTTGCAACAGCCTCAGTCATTTCATCGATAATCTCATCCCGTTGCTCGTTGCCTTCTCTAACTTGACTCGTTATCTCACCGTACTCCATTCGGGACATGGCAAACTCAGTCAATTCATCCCCGGTTATTTCCGGCTCAGTCGTTTCATTCGACTGTGACTCTTCATCGGAAACAACATAACTTCCTCCGTAATCAGAGACGACTACTCGCTCACCCTCTTCAGGCTCATAGTCTGGTGGGACATACTCAGAGTTGTCGGGAACCCCTTCAGGCGTCTCATCTTTCAATATGGAGATGGCGTGTTTAGATAGTTCTCTCTTGATGTGGCTCTGAGAACCCGAGTCTTGCTCATTGCTCAGATTCGATTCTACGGCGCTCACAGCCGCGCTGTGCAATTTCTCTTCAAAGTCGGACTCATACCCCTCATTTTCTTCTTCGTCCGTATGTAACCAGTTTGAGTCGGCTTCACTGGTGAGGTCGATGGTGATGAGTTCATCATCTTGTTTCGTAGACCCACTCGAAAAGAATGACCCGCTTGGGTTATATTCAAACGATTGGATTTGTGTTTCAATAACATCCCATCCATCACTTTCTGTAATAGCATCATTTGCCTCAATTGTTTCTTTGTATGCGGTATACAGGTCTTCGTCTCCAAGCCTTTGTAGAGTCCGTAGAAAACTCGAAATAGCACCCGGATTACCCGACTCTACGACCGACTGTGGGTCGTCTATAACGTCGGCTAACGGTGCTATGTCTCGCTCTTCTCCGAACTCAAACGCTTGAACGACGCTGATTTGGCTCGGTTGTAGCCGTTTGCCGTTACTCGGGACATTAATCTCAGCTTCGTCCCAATCACTATCTACCGAGTTGATTTCCTGTCGTTGCTCATACGGGTAGATAGCGTCCGGCATATTGAACACGTCTTCTTTCGACGCCGAATCTTCGATAACGAGAGACTTTGAGGTCCCTCCGATAGAAGTGAACGTGTTCGCCGCGCCTTCTTCGGTTGTCCACACTCCCGCTGGATTATCTTCGAGTTCGATTTCTTTGTCGGCTAACTTCTCGTCTGATACAATAGTATCCTTAATCTGAGGAAGAAGCCGTTTGTGAGAGTAGTTTGCTAACGCTCTGTGAATCGCTGTGTTCTCACCGAAGTTTTCTTCAAAGTATTTCTGAGAGGCTTCTTGCAAGAGGCGCATAGCCTCAATTTCATCTTCTGTTGGGTCGTCGGCGTCTTCAAACCCGTTAGAACGAGGCTCTCCTTCAGCGTCCATTAGAGCCTGAATGAGTTTATCGTACTTCTGTCCCTGTGTGTTGAACGTGGAGTCTTTGACGTCTCTGATTGTCTTTGAGACGCTGTCAGTCGCCTCAGGATTGTCTATGGCTTCTTCCCACTCTTGAATCAAGAGCTTCTTCTGAGCCATAGGAAGCGCGTCTCCTATTTTATCTTCGGCTTGTGAGGTCCAATCAATAGACCACGTATCGGGGTCCTTCTCACCTGAAGGCTCGGGGGTTGACTCGATAGACGGGGCATAAGAGTTCTCTATCGGTTTGTGAACTCCATCAGCCTCTTCTCTCATATCGGTAGAACTGATTTCTACTTCGCCCGCTTCTTCGCTCCACATACGATAGCCGATACTGTTCGGGTCGCCTTCTACAGTCTCGATGAACTCGTCTTGAACATCGTACCACCCGTCTTCGTACTCGGAGTCTTCTTTGAAGTCGATGTACTGAATTTCCCCTGTAGAGACGTCGGTTGCACGATTAGCTCGGCAAAGCACGTCGTCGATTTCGGAGTAGTTAACCGTATAACTCTCTCCGAGGGAATCACCCTCTAAATCGGTCGTGCCATATACTTCTATATCTCCACTTAATTCATCATTCAAATCAAGCCCTGTGAGTTGCCCGTCGTAAAAATAGAGGTCGTCTGTATTGACTCCGCGTTCCGGAACGGATGATTGAGTTACATCCGACAGTGGTTTTTCACTTGCCCAATACGGTGTTTCGTCTTCTTCAGATTCCTCTTCTTGGTCTTCTCTTTCTGTTTCGGGTACATTATCCGGGATGGCTTCATCGAAGAAGTCAGACCATTCTTTCTCCCCTGTGGCAACCGCATTTGCGGGGTCGTCCCATGTTGCGAGGACGTAAGCTGAGTCACCTTCACCGGTATTGTCTATATCGGTCTGGTCGATTTGCTTGAGTTCACCCTCTTCTGTCATCAGTACCGGTGGGTCTTCAGACTGAATTATTACCCCTAATTGTCCTTCATCACCGTCACCTTCCAGTTGAAACATATCGTCTTGAACTCGCACATAACTTCCTTGTGTCCAATCTTCTGGATTTGGTGGTGTCCATGAGTCATATGGATATTCTTCTTCTATACTGTCGAACTCAGACAACGCTTCCATCGCCTCATCAGGACTCTGGAAGTCGCGGCGATACTCGCCGGGCTTGACAGTAGCCCCAATATTCCCTATTTCAGAGTCGGCAAGGTCATATCCAAGTTCGGACTCGTCTTCTCCTTCTTCACCCGGTGGACGATACTGGACGTCTCCCCGTTCATTGACCCATCGGTCGGCTCCTCGTGGACCTTCTTCATACCTCCATTCTTCATCTTGACCGACTTGTTTTGAGACATTGTGCGTTTCCAGTTCAAATGAAGCGGTATCTCCGACGTCGATGTTGTGTGTATCACAGAAGCCTTCAGAGACTTCGAGAGCGTACTTTGAATGAGCCGTGGCTTGTGACCCATCTTCTTTCAGCGTCGATGTGTGGACGACTTCACCGGCTCTGTTGAGGAATATAGCATCAATAGGGAACGACATATCCCGCATAACAAGACCGTGTTGTCTTTCTAAGGACCAATCGAAGAACATTCCCTCATATTCTCCCAAAGTATCTTTCTCAGAAAGACCACGGTAGAGTTCTTCAGGTGTAGAAGCGACTTCGGCGTTTACAGTTACCCCTTCTATTTCAACCTTCATTTGTATCTGAATCTGTCTTTACGCGCTTGAGCTTCCCGATAGCGACGTCCAAAATACGTATCTTGACGGACTGATTGACGGAATACACGCTCACGGACGAACCATTGGTGCTTCTGTTCATCTGAGTATAATCCCCATCCTTGAGGGAACTCGTAATCTGTGTCGTTCAGCGTTCTGTCTTCAGACATATTCATTCACTCCCGTTGACGACCGACAAGATATGGTTGCTCTCTTGTCTGTATGGGAGAGGGCTTCTCATATGAGACGAAGTAAACGTTCTCAGTCTCGAATGTCGCACGTAAGCCTTGATTCGTTGTGGGTTTACAATCGGTGACGGTTGCAATAGTAGCCCCCATATGAGGACAATCGAGGACAACGACATCTCCCCGAGATAAATCAGTAATAGTTGCCGCTTCGAGTTCTCCAAGAAGTTCCTGTGACAACGATACCGTGTCCGAAATCTTTCCAATATACTCAGCGGAGAAATATACCGTGGGGGTGGAGTCGGACATGATTGACTCTAATACGGATAATGTGTTAAGTGTTAGTCCTCTTCTTCTTCGGCAATACCGGCTACAATACGAGGTCCATTAAATCGAAACGCGAGTTCCTCTTCACTCATCTGAGTCCACACATCTACATCATCTATGGATATGAGTTTTTGTTCGCCGGACACAATCTTTCCATCTTGTACTCGTCCGACTTCTTCAAATTCATTGTCTTCTGTGAGTGTTTGAACGATTATCATTGTTTTATCTCTGTTAGTCGGTTAATATTAGATATTTCTATGTGTGCGCTGTAGTAAATATTCATGTCTATTCCGGACTCGGAGACCGAAGTGACCTCTCCTTCGATAATTTTCCCATCGTCATTGACAAACTCGACATCGTAAAAATTAGACGGGTCATCGTTGGGGTCTGAGAGGTCATCTATAGAGTCGATTTCTGGTGGTGGTGAACGTAGCTCTTCTGGAATTTCACTGTCTCCGTAGTCATACTCTTCATCAATATAAGCCGCCCTCGCCGCTATATTAGCCGCCTCCATCATGAAATAACCCATGTCAGTATTCTCAATATCTTCTATGTCTACATTGCCCTCACGAATATCAATGGCTTTGTCATAAATCGACTCATACACCTCCTGATAATCGAGGTCTATACCGCGAGGCGTCGTGAAATTATCCATACTATCTACTCGTTGACCCCCTCCGGCAAAAGCTGGTTCTGAATACCCACCCGAATCGAAGTCTATAATCGACAGTTCTTCTTCATTATCACCCACTACCATATTTCCACCGTGGAGGTCAGCATTACCAGTAAAGTAAGCTGAAGCCATCGTTTCTGTTGCCGATTCTTGGAGTGCGTCACTCACGTCCATAGGTGCATAGGACGGTCCAGTGAACTCTGATAACGTCTCACCCTCAATTCCCTCTTTGACAATATATTCACGACCCTCGTTATCTTCGACAATTTTCGTTTGAGCGGCGGAGCCACCAAGTCGATTAATTATTTGGGGTGCTGTCCGATTATTACGAACCGCTTCATCAGGGCTTGAAACAACACCAGTCGAAATATTACCATATGCGTCTACGGGAGTCGCGTAATCCTGTGAGCCGTCTTGATATTCAAGAATCTCCATTTCATCCCCGGTCGTATTACCACCCGTTCCACCCGATTCTCTGTATCCCCGTTGATTAGCGGCGTACTCAAATGCATTAGTGAGTCGGTCAGACGTATCTATTTCGTTGAGTCGTTCTGTTGAAGCACCCCCCGTCTGTTCGTTAGCCTGAGTATCAACCCGAGTAACACTCTCAATCGGAACCGTTCTTTCATTTCCACCGAAAGTCACACCAACCCAATCACTATCTATGAAATTTACAGCACCCTCAATCTCATCACCAGCTATATTACCGATTTCAGAAGCATCAAGAGTAACAGTATCACCTTCTGATACTACTCCATATATGGTATCTTCACTTGCATCGTCAAACTCGTATACACCGTCTCCGTTGTATTCGACTGAACTCAATACGGACGCTAACTCATCTTCATCTTCTTCTTCTTGATTATCATTCCCATCGGAATCGTCACCGGGGACATACGTGGCTCCTTGTGGACCCTCCGCGACGTCTACACCTTCTGGAACATCTTCACTTGGAGGAACATACTCATATCCTTCGGGGACATTGTCAGGGGTCGAGTCTTTACCCACCCCCCGATTCACGTTTCCCTTATCGACCTCCGCGTCTTCGACGGCGTTGACAATCTTTTCAGCCTGTTCATAACCCGCGTCCGAACCCCATGTGTGGTCGGAGAAGTAACCGTTATCGAATAGACATACGTCAAACTCATTTTGGTTAATAGACTCTTTATCAGAGTCAGCTATCGAGCTTTCGTCGCATTCGTTGTTACCCTGAGCGCGGTGTCTCTTGTGGAAGTTGTATATTTCTTCCCAGAAGTCATACGCGAGTGATTCGTTGTCGTCGTAGTGGTCTTTTAACTGATTGGCACGCGCCGACCCCTCCCGTTGGTCTTCAGGGTTGGGCATACCGTGTTCATCAATAAATTCGAGGACCTTCTCTACAGCGTCGTTGACGTCTGAGTTAGGAACAAAGTCATCTTCCGAAAGCCCCGTTCCGTCAAGATACTTGTCAGCGACCTCTTTACGCATTTTTTGACTTGGATATGAACCAGTCACCTCATACTCTATTTGAGCGCAATAGGCTTCAGGGTCGTCTTTATCACTGTGCTGAGAAACACAATCGGAGAACGAATCGTATTCAGCAAACGGTTTCTCAATGGGAACAGAATCAGCACGGCGTATTTTGTCAACACCTTCGACTCCCCTCTTCTCAATTTCACTAACGACATTTGAGTGAACGCTTTTCCACGAAGAGTCGTCTGGAATGCTCTTAGCGACATAGAATAGCGTCAGAGGCGACTTGACCATCTCAATGATGTTTGGCGTAATCAGCCCCCTATCTTCCGTCTGTAACGCTTTGAACACCCACTCATCAACTTCTGACACCTGACTCTTCGTAATGTCTTCTTTCCGTGGAAAGTCCGGGTCAAACCGACTCTTCGACATGACTTTTCCGACTTCACCGAGGTCTACTTCGGTAATAGAGCCATCAAAAGGAGCGTCATAGAAATGCGTTGAGTCGTCAGTCGGTGGTTCAGACTGTGCTTGACTTTCGGGGTATAGTTGAACCTCCGGTGGAGCTTGTTGCGGGTCCTTTAGCCAAACACGATAATACTCATTGATTTCCAAGTGACCAATATCTACGGGGTCAACACTATCGGGACGGTCTGTGACAGCATCCGAAACCTGTTTCGTACCGACGTCTTCATCTCCCGTTGAGCCTTCGTCGTTATCAGGATTCGGCGTCTGACCTTCAGTTTCGTTGTATTCGGCATCGACCTCTTCACTGTGGACGTCTTCTTCTGTTTGTGAGGTGGTCATCTCATCGACATCCCACCCGTACTCATTCTCGTCTTCTTGGTCTTTCTGTAGCTCGTCGGCAAGAGCTTTGACAGCGTCTTTTGCTATGTCTTTCATTGGTGGATTTGATATAATTTCATCGCAACCTGTTCAGCATTCGGGTGGCGGACCCACCGACCGTAGTGGTCTTCTCGTAGGTCGCGGAACTCTTTATCAGAGTTTTTAGCATAGTCCCTAATAGTGTCTACGGATAGCCCCAACATAGCGTAGTTGTCGTGATACAACTCATTGGCGTGTGCTTTGAGTTGTTCTCTACTGTCTATTTCGGGAGTGGCATCATCCTCTAATTGTTCCTGAATATGACCGAAGAGGTTGATGACTGGTTCGGCTCCACCGCCATACGTTGCATTACTCGCTCCTTGAGAGTCAGTAGTAAGGGTATTATTAGCTTTTGTAGGATTGTCTACATCGGGTGGCTGTTGCGTGCGGGGTTCACCGCCCACCTCGTTCGGCTCATACGGTCGACCTCCCGCTGTAGAAGTCTGACCGGCGACGTTGTCGTCTTGACTATCTGAACCAAAGAGTCCACCCATACCGCCCGCTTCTTCTTCTTCTTCTTCACCTTGACCACCCATTCCCGGCATACCCTGTTCAGGCTCTTCGGGTTCGAATAGTCCGGACTTAATATCAAGGCTGTCATCTTGAGTCCACTCAGCTTCAACGCCGAGTTGTGTTGCGAGTTGGGCGTTTCGGAGTTCGGTTCCCATCCGCTGTGCTTCAGCCGACTCATCTTCTTCTTCAATCCGGCGAATATGCTTCTCCCATCCCTCAGATTGAAGCTGTGTAAGGAGAGCCGGTATGAAGATGTCCTCAAAGACTTGTTTAAGTTTTTGAGCCGACCGATTAGAGACAACAATCTCCATACTCTGAGAGAGTCCCGATGGTGATGGGGAAGCGGATTGGAATATAGCTGTAACACCGTACTTCGCTGAAATACGGTCAAGGAACCACTCTCGCATTTGCATATTTTGCATTCCAGCCGGGTTTTCGAGTAACGGTTGCCATGTTAATGGGTCTCCTTGTCCTTCGGTGTCGTCCATAAACGTCGGGATGTGATTCGGGTCTTCCCGAAGCTGTTCCATCTGATTCTGATTCCATGTCCGGACAGACTCAGCATTAGAGGAACGAATGACCAATGCTCCCCGTGGAGTACGACGGTTCTCATAAGCGGATTTGTACCAACTATTCATTTGCTCAAGAGTCCGGGCTTGTTCGTACACACTGATTACTGGTGAGTACCCGTAGAACTTCGATGGATGATACTCAGAGCCGTGAGCAAACTCACCCCTGATATAATACTCAATAGCCTCTCCCTGATTCTGTTTGAGGCGTTTGGCATACGCCATGTACGTCTTATTCCCACAGTGTTTACAGGAACCCGGCTCTTTCTGTGCATCGTAGTTGTCATCTGTTGCCCGACATTCAACACAGACCCACCGCTCATGTCCAAGCTTTTGCTCTTCTTCGTTGAACGAGTAACGCATGACTTCAGGTGCGCCACGATGAATCTCGTCAAGCTCCCACTCTTTGATTACCCCCTCTGAATCTGTATAATACGAACGCTGAAAAATCATCCATCCGTCGTCAAACGACTGAATATCAAGGGCAATCTCACGGAAGACCTCTTCAACGGTCTGTCCGATTGAGTTCTGATGTTTCCCGTCAAGGTATGCATCGTTGTCTCCCTGTTCGTTTGCATTTTGCCAAAATTGCTCAAGCTCGTCTCGCTCTTTTGGATTCGGAGTTTTGAAATCAGACATCTCCCCACAATCAGGACACGGACGCTTCTGTGAGAAGTCTATGTCGTCTTCTTCGAGTTCCTCTCCTTCTTCACCGAGTTGGTCCTGAAACGGCTCAGATGTATCAAATTCTCTGTTACAGACTTCACATTTTGCGAAATATGCTTTCTCCCATTCGGTAAATCCACGTCGGAATGTCTGGGTAACTTTCTCTTCGATGGCGTTGTTGACGATTGCCTGATTTCGACGTAGCCGGTATATGTACTGATACGGAATCGCTCGCTCATATGGCGGCTCAGGGTCCTGTTGACCGACCCCAACTCCGGCTGAAGCATAGCCGAATTTCCGCATAACTGATACCACACGGTTCTCGAATCCCTTCGAGATTCGGTTCGTAACTTTTCTGATTGGGTCGGTGAGTGCCATATTAGAATCCTCTATTTACGAGTTCAGACCAACGTTCCATCTCTTCGGTAGTAATAATACTCCCGTCGTCTACCGTGGCGACGAGGTATCTCAGAGCGTCAAGACCGTGGTCATTCTCTTTTTTCGGTTTTTCTTTTTGGGTTGTGTCTTTCCATACATACTCCGGGAACTCATCGACAGTACGAGTCGGCTTGTCATCCATCTTCAAAGCCGTGTCAGGCGGGTGGACGCGAGAGCCACGCATGATATATAGTCCCGGTCGACCACGGTCGTCTGTCATCAGACGGTTCTTAACGGACTGTATGCCACGCTGAACGGATTTCTCGGCGTTTTGCGTCTGGACCCCCGCACGGTGGAGTTGAGCGGAGTGTTCGGCGTCGTGGTCGCTCACAGTACGTTCTAACATCCATCCCTCACCGGTATAGTCTTTAATCCTTTCAGCGACGTCTGAAACGAGTTCCTGACTTTTGTAGAACTCACGAAATAGGATGAGTTCATCGTCCGGTGACTGTGCCCACCACTGAACGACCATAGGATTCCTATACCCATAGTCGATACTTCGGTAAATGCGATAATTGTTCGGTGGGTCAACCCAATAACCGACCCCATCCTCAAACTCTTGCTCTCTGTGTATATGCCACCCGTTGCACACACTCTTTTCACACTCTTCGTCCGTACAGTTCCCCGGAAGCTCTTCGGGGTTTAGACGGTGTGTTTCAAGGTCAAATTCGTTGTATATAGTACCCTCAGCACCAACCCATTTTCCGAGGACATACCGCTCGTAGTACATTCCCGAAAGCTCCCGTTCGAGACGGTTCTTATAGTCTTGAGGAACGTGCGGATTGTCTTTGACCGACATTGAGAAGTGGTCGCCACGCCCCTCGTCTATGAAAATTTGATGTAAGAAGTGTTGTGGACTTGCGGGATTTGTTGCTCCGAATATTTGCCGCATTGGGACTGGATAGTAATTCGACTTAATCATCTTTCCGTCGTATCGAAGACGTCCCTGAAGCTGATTCCATTCACCACGGGATACTTCGGTAGCTTCATCAACGAAAATCCAGCCCCACGACGTAGACCCAATCTTACGAGGGAGGTCGTCGTCACTTGTAGAGGCTCCTGAATCTAATCCGTGATAATGGATTTCGGCTGTAACTGGTTCTCCATCCGGTCCAATAACATCCGTGATATGCTCTATCCTATGTTCACTCTTATTGTGATTGACAATCTGAGACTGTGGTATTACTTCTTTGAGTAGCGTTTGTTCTATTGTCGAAGACCGGACGTCTGAGAAGTGCTTCCGAACAATGAGTCCCCGATTACCGGGATAATACTGATTGAGTAGATACCCCTTTTCACAACCGACACGGCTTTTCCCCGCACCAAACGACCCGCTCAGGAGGACTTGGTCTTTCGTTGATTCGATGAAAGACTTCTGTTGTGGAAGGGGTTCGAATATGTTCTGTTCGGTTACATCGTTTACAGACATTTTTATGAATTGTCAAGGCTGACTTCTGTTCCTTCTAACTCAGATTCAGCGTCAGGAAAGCCATCAGTATCGATACCACGGAATACACGTCCTTCAACACGAAGTTCACGGTGTTCAGACTCAATTTTATCGGGTGCTTCGAGTCCGAGAAGGTCTTGAATCTGTTGAGCCGTAAGACGCCATTCTTTTAGAAGCGACTGTAGTTCTTTCGAGACGTCTGTGACTTCCTTGAAGAAATCAGGTACAGGCACGTCGAACTCAATAGTACGGGTGTTATCTCCACCAACGCTCATACCATCTCTGTTCATGACAACGTCGCCCTCGACTTTGACATTCTTATGCGACGTGACCTTGGCTTTCTTGACGTCTTTACGCTCATCGATTAGCTCTTCAAGCGTATCAAGTCGGTCTAACAGCTTCATTGCAATCCGCATACGGACTCTCGCTTGAGCATCAGCGAGTTGCTCTTCGACTTGGTCTGAAAGGTCCGAGTCGTACACATATGACTCAACCGTCTTTGGCTTTACGTTGAGGTACTCAGCAATGCGGTCTACTTCCCACGGCTCATCATCGATACCGTGGAATTTAGCGAGTGCTATTTGGACTCGCGTATCGCGCTGAAACTTCGGCTTTGACGAGTGTCCCGAAGATGAACTTGAGGTTTCCGAGTCAGACATCTACTGGTAAATAACATTGCCCCTTCTATAACGATTTGGTCTACGGGATTAGAAGAGTTATAACACAATGGAACCACATACGATTTGAGATGGAAGTCGAAGTATTACGGTCAACACCGGAACCCGAAAAGCTCGTTTGTCAAACCGCACGGAACGATTACATGGAATCATGGATTGGAGAGACGTCTTTTAGAGACGCCATGTCAGGTATCAACCCCGACAAAGTAGACAGAGAACTCGCACACGAGATTGTTGGAAGTAGTAACTTACCCGAATATGAGGAAGACATTCTCCCCCGAATGGCGAGACTCATACGGAAGTTGATGGAGACACCCGGACACTTCGGTCCGTTTGAGCATCCGTACATCACTTTCACAGTAAAGGGAGTCTCACGGATTACAATGGCTCAACTGACACGACACCGCCACATAACGTTCGACGTTCAATCAATGAGATACGTGAACTTCAGCGAATCTGGATTTATTAACATCCCCGAAACGGGAAATGACCAACTCCACGGTAGGCGGGCTGAGATTGCTGACGATATTGACCAATCAAAAATAGCTGACTCGCGGACGTCGGCGTATGATGAGGCTCTTGAAGCATCATCTACGTACTACGACCATCTCATAGACCTCGGTGTAGCACCCGAGAACGCCCGTGCTGTGCTTCCATTGGCGACAAAGGTGAACATGACCTTTACAATGAATCTCCGCTCTCTCCTCCATGTAGCGGATATGAGAGCCGCTGGTGACGCACAATGGGAAATCCGAGAGCTTACTGAAGCACTGTTAGATGAGGCTGAGAAACTCGCTCCGATTACACTGAAGACATACAAACGCGACTTGAAAAACCGGAAGAATCGAATCGCCCCGTAAACATCAAAGAAATCTAAAGGGGCAATAATTTAGTTTGCAACTGTCGAAGATATTGATGGCGACCCCATTGCCCCAAGAGCGGGTGGGTTATGGTAGTGAATGAACGCGGCGTTTTTCGCCCGCTTCCGTCGCGGGACTTACGGTCGCCTTCTCTACTATTTGGCTCTCTCGATTCCTGACAACAGCCACCTCCAAGACTGTTTTTTCGTATCGCACTCATCGACGTAATCACCACGATTACCGAGCATTCGGTCATGAGAGGCGGTTTTAAGCCCACCGCGTGGACCAAGAATGACGTGGAAGGTCATGTCTCCTATCTCACCCTGAACTAACGGTGAGTCATCGGAACTAATGGAGACGGACCACAGCCCGAAATCCCCGTCTAATCTCTCAGCACTCATG